CGAAGCTGGGCATGCCCGAACGCCGTTTAAACGCGTTGATCGCGCGGTTGGCGGTGTCCGAACGCGTATCGCCGCCGAGCAGCTCCGCGCCGATGAATTCGAGGTTCTGCGGGAAGATGGCCTGCTTCGGGGGGATACGGATACGCTTCCCGCGATGATCGACCGTCGAGCGCATCAGCGTGAGCAGCAACTGCATCGACGTCACGTCGGGATCGGTCGCGTAGGCGAGCCGGTTCGACTGCGTCCCGCCGCCGATCAGCGGGTGCGCGACGTTGAACAGCGACACGCCGTCCGGACCGGTCGCCGACGTGAAGCCCGTATTGAACGGATTCGCGGCGACGACTTCCTTCGTTTCCTTCGCCGAACGCCCCAGTTCGGTCGCGAGCTTACGCACGACGCCGAACTTGTCGTCGTCCATTGCGACCTTCGTCACGCGGAAGCCGAGCGAGTACTGCGCGTGAACGTAGGTCTTGTTGAACGCCGGGAGCGCTTCGTCGTAGCGGGTGTCGCCGCCTTCGGGGACGACGCTCATCTGGCCGAAGCCGGTGATTTCAGTCGTCTGTTCGATCGAACGCGAGGACGACTCCATCCGGAAGATTTCGGAGTACTCCTCGGGGAACTCGGAGTATTTGGTCATCACGACCTCGTCGATGGCCGGGAGCATCGACTGCAGGTAGAGGTCGGGGAATAGTGTGCGAATGAACATGGTTGTCCTTTGTCGAGACTGCCGCTATACGCCCGCGCTGCCCTGCGCGTAAGCGTGCTTGTTGATCGTGACTTCGAGAATTGCCGAGTCGCCTTCGACGTTCGGCGAGATCATCGCCACCGCGCGAATGCGGAGGTCGAGGCCTGCGCCGGCGGCGATGGTGGCCGAATCGACGGCCATCCGCGACATCTTCGTCAGCGCCGAACCGGCGAGGGTCAGCGAGATGTTGGCGTTCTTGCCGACGTGCCCGGCGGTCGTGATCGCGACGCCGGTTTTCGCCTGGGCGAGGAAGACGACGTCGATTTCGTCCGAAACGCTGTGAATCGACGCGAGGTTCCCCGCGCCGTACCCGATCGAGGAACCGAGCAAAAGCGTCGTGCCGGGCGTAGCCTGCGATGCGCTCTGAATCCCCGGCAGGTTGTAGGTGGGGGCTTCGGCGAGAGCGACGGCTGCCGCGACCTTGGTGACGAGGTCGAAGTTGAAGATTGCGTTAGCGTCCGTCGCGGGCTTGGCGTACTGGACGACGCTGAACGGCGAACCGCCGCTGCGGATGATCGGACGGAAGCCGAACGGATTATTTGGATTTGGCATCTTTGGTTCCTACCTCTGCCTTTCGACGTGAACGCCGGTTTCGCGCGAACGTCCTACGTTGTCTTCGCTCGCCGAGGCGTTCGAAGTGAGGTTGTCGCCCGCCCGCAGGACGCTGACGCCGCCCTTGCCCGCTTCGAAGATGGCGCGTTCGGCGGCGTCTTCGAACGATTCCCCTGCGTCGCGCACGGCTTCGTTCGACAGTTCGGCGTAGTGGCGGCGGCGCGCCTCCGCCATGCGAATCGGAATTTCGCCCATGATGAGCGTACCGACTTTAACCGGATCGCCCTTTTCGTCCTTTACGACGACGTAGCCGCGCATGCCGAGGACGCCGAGACAGCGCTCCGAAAGGAACTTCGGAGCCATGCCGGGCGTGCCGTATCGCATCACGGCTTCTTCCATCGGCCGCGCGAAAATCATGGCGTCCGAGCGGTCCGCTTCGACTTCGACGGTGCGCTGCGGGATTTTGAGAATCCGCTGGCGGAAAGCGTCGGCGACGGCAACGACGCCGAATCGCGAGATCGCGGCGCGCAAGCCTTTCTGCATGATCGGATCCGAAACCTCTTTGTCTTCTTTGAGCCGGATGGCTTCGGCGGTTGCGTTGGCGTACTCTTCAAGCCCGATATTCTCGATGGCCATTTTCATGGCCGGGCAGGTGATGAGCAGCGGGTCCGGACCGTAAACGACGCGCGTGTACGTTTCGATAGCGTCGCCGAACGTCTTGCGGTCCCACTCTTCGGTGAGGAACTCCGCCGCGGTCGGCGCGTTGTTCTCGGGGTCTTTGAGATCGAGGCCGAGATCGGTCGAGAGCGTTTTCTCCGCCGCCGCCTGGTCGAGGCGAGACTGGCGGTCGGCGAGGATGCGCTGGTTCGCGGCGTCCGCCGGATCGGCGGCGGACGTGGGGAGCTTGCGGGCGTGACTGCGTTTCTTTTCGCTCATGGCTTACCCCTGGCCTTTAATCGACACGCCGGCTTTGGCGCGTTTCGCGTACGCTTCGTGCGAGACGCCCATGGCGTCGGCGATGCGCATCTGCTGCGGCGTCAGTTCGTCGTCGTCGCCGTCGGGCGCGGCGGCCTGGCGCCGTCCGCTTTCGGGCGCCTGCGCGGCGATACGCGCGCGGCGCGCCGCTTCCTTCTCCGCTTTCGTCTCTTCGGCGGCGGCGCCGGGGAGCTTGATCTTGCCCGAGCGCAGGAACTCGAGTTCCGTTTGGCGGGCGGCGGTTTCCATCGCGACGGCCTGGGGAACGCCGGATTTTACGAGCGAGCCGTAATTGAGGGCGGTGGCCTTGAAAAACTCGGAATCCTTCTTGCGAAGGTCGGGGTATTCCTCAATGAGCGCCTGTTCTTTCGTGAGCGAGGTCGCGCGCTGGTTGATGAGCGTCTCGACTTCGTCGCGCTTGATGAAGCCGCGTTTGGCGGCGAGCGCGTCGAAGCCCTTGGCGCCGCCCGTCGTGATCGCTTCGAGCACGTCGGTGTCGTCGTCGGGTTCGGCGGCGGGAGCGGCTGGAGCGGGCGAGGCGGCGCGTCCCGCCCAGTATTCGGCGGTGCGCCGGGCTTCGGCGGCTTCTTCTTTCAGATCGTCAATCTGCCGCTGCATCGCGGCGGCATCACTGGCGGGAAGCGCCGCGCTGGCAGCGGGAGCGCCACCGGCGGGAGAATCGGCCGGGGGCGAAATGGGAGGAGTCATAGGCGTTGGCACCACATACCGTCGATTTCGACGATTCCGGGTCCAGCGCGCTTTTTTCGGGCTACAAGCGGAGCGCCGCGCCGAACGCCGTGCCGCGGTAGAGATCGGCGCGTTTGGCGACGTACGGCTTCAGACACGCCGCGCAATGGATCGCGTAGATGCCGTCGCGGGGAACGACGTAGAGCCGAACCTCGGCCCCGGGCGTGCGGTCGCGCAGCGCTTCCCACGACGAGCCGCATATCTGGCAGCCGGGGATGCCGTGGCCGGCGAGGAAGTCGAGTGCGCGGTTATGCCAGCTCAGACACAAATCGCAGATCGTTTGAGAGTTCTCGGCGACCTGGTGCGTGCGGGACGGCGGGAACTGGCGGCTGCACCAGTGGCAGCGAATCGCGAGGACGACGCCACTCACCTGGTCGCCGCCCGCAAGGCAAAAAGCAGGATTAGTAACGGAAGGCCCACGATCAGGAAAAGAGCGATGCGGCCACCGGGCTTATCGACGGCGTCCTTGAGTTCGTTCCACGCTTGCCGCACGCGCTGTTTTTGTTCGTCCGTCACGCGGTCGCCGCCAAGCGCCGCTCGGCGATCTTCACGTATGCGGCGTCGCTTTCGATTCCGGTGACTTTCCAGCCTGCGCGGCGCGCGCCCAACATTTCGGAACCGCTTCCGGCGAATGGCACGATGAGCTTGCCGCCGTCAGGCGGGAGGATGAGCCGCGCGAGGTATTCGGTGAGCTTCAGCGGCTTGACGGTCGGGTGCGTATTGTCGCCACGTTCCGAGCGCGAGGCCTTCGCGCAGTAGAAAAAGCGGGACGCGCCGCCCGAATCCGTACCGCGATGGACGAGACATTGCTCACCCTTCCAGCCCGCGTAAATGGTGCGGTGCTTATCCGCGCTGCGTTTGGCCGGGTTGTTGCCGCTGACAAGATGCCCGCTTTGCGCGTCGAGCGCCGCCGCTGCGTCTTCGTCGAGGATCACGTTCGCGGGCCAGCGGCCGAGATTGACGCCTCTCGTTTTAATCCGCGACGCGTCAATCGCCAGCGGGCGAATCGCCCCGCGTTTGCGCGCCATGATGATCGGTTCCCACGCCGGTTTGAGTTGGCTTTTCGCCTTCGGGAAGCCCTGCCCATGCAGCCAGATCAGGACATCGACAAGCTCAAATCCCGCGTCTTCGATGGCGCAGGCGAGGCGGTGATGCGTGCGCGTTCCGCCGAATGCGAGGAGCATCGCGCCGGACTTCAGGACGCGCAGCACTTCCGCCCACGTTTCCCAGCCAGGCACGCCCTTATCCCATTGCCGCCCCATAAACGTCAGGCCGTACGGCGGATCGCAGAACGCGCCGTCGAACGTCGCCGCCCGCATCGTCTTCAGAACCGCGAGCGCGTCGCCGCAAAGGATCACGGCCCGACGTCCTCGTTTAAGCGTTTGACTTCGTCCATAAGCCCGACGAGCGCCGTCTGCGTCAGTTCGTTGTCGGCGCGGAGCGCGGCGTTCTCGCGTTCGAGTTCGGCGATGCGTTCGGCGTCCGTTACGTCGCGGGCGACGTCCGACGGGCTCACTTCGCCGCCAGCCGTGCCCTCAGCAGGGCGGCGCGTCCCGCGATCTTCGTTACGTTCGCGAGGTCGCCCGGCGTCAGAGGCTTCACGGGCACGGGCAGCGGGCGAGCGCCACGCAACGCCATCGTCGGCGCCGGGTAGAACGCGAGGAACGCGCGGATCGCGGCGGTGACGGCGGTCACGTACGCCTGGGCTGCGGGCGGCAACCCGGGCACGTTATCGAACGCGGCGGCGATGAGCAGCGCCTTTTCGACGGTCGCGTCGTTCGTCGCAAGGATCGCCGAGACGCGTTCGACGTCGGTTGAGACGACGTCGAGGTAGGCGAAGATTTGCTTCGCGGTGGCCGGGTCGATATTGCCGGTGCCTTCGAGGACGGCGACGACGGCTTCGGACGCGGCGACGCACGCCGAAAGCGCGCCGATAGAGCCCGAGGGCGAACAGCCGGAAAGCGCGAGCGAGGCGACGAGAACGGCGGAAACGATGGCGTTACGGCGGTTAAGCATTTGGAGCTTCCTTTTGGGCGAGCGCGCCCCGGAGAGTCGATTCGATACGCGACATCGGCACGTACCAGGGCTTGTGGACGACGTTTACGATGAGCGTCGAGCCGAGCAGCGACGCCTCCGCGCCGATGCCCTTGCCTTCGATCGTCCACGCGCCGGGCGCGGCGAGCGTGACGACGCTTTCGTTCGCCCGCAGGGCGGCGACGAGCGCATCGAGCTGCGCGGGCGTAACGGGCGTGATGACGATGGGTGCGTTCATGATTTCCTCGCGAGATCGACGGCGAGCTGCGCCGCCGCCGCCGTCGTTTGCTTTTTGCGGTCGGAAAGCTGCGCCGAGAGTTCCGCGATCTTCCCCTCGTTCGAGGCGATCACGCCGAGCGTTTCCTTCGTCGGTTCGATGCCGCCGAGCTTGCGCCCGGCCGCCACCTCTTTGAGCAGGACGAGCGTCGCCGTTCGGGCGTCGAGCTGGTCCTGCATGGCGGCGGTGAGGTTGGAATTGACCAACGTGTGAATCTGATCGAGCTTCGCCCCCTGCACCTTCGAGATCTCTTCCTGCTTGCGGTTCGACTCGACGAGCAGTTGAGCCGCCTCCGCCGCCTGCGCGGCGACTTCGGCGGCTTTTTCCTCCGCGATGTCCTGCCGCGCCGTGAGCTTATCCGCCACGGCGTCCTGCCGGGCGTAGTCGTCGAGCTTCATGCGCCGCGCGTTTCGGGCCTGCAGCCAGCCCATCGCGAACGGCGAAATCACGCCGCCGAGCGCCGCGATGACCGCGATGACGAACGCCGCCGACGGTTCGGCGGCGACGACGGGCGCGGCGGCGGTCTGGAGGATCATCGCCGCACGGCGGCGGTGGTTGCCGCGGACCAGTACTTCGTGGGCGCGACGTCGAGGAAGTCTTCCCAGGCGTTCACGCCGTTCGTGTTGTGACGTTCGAGCGCCTGAACGCCGTCGTGAATCGCGTGCGGGTCGCAGATGAGCGAGCGGCCGACTTGCGCGACGTCGAGCGGATCGTCGGAATGGGCAATCCAGCGTTCGGGCACCCAGTCGATTGCCTTCGAGACGACGGAGGGGACGCCCTTCGAGACGCCGTCGGCCGTCACCATGTTGAAACTTTCGGTGTAGCTGACCTGAATCATCAGGTGGAGCGACTCGATCAAATCGAGGAAGTCGGGCCAGGCCTGCCAGTTGAGAATCTTCAGTTCTACCATGCGCGACGAGCGGATCAGCGCCGCGATGGCGCGTTCGATCGAGCCGCCGCCGTCGGGACGGCCGCCGTTCATCCAGAATTCAACAGGGACGTGAAGCTGCTTGGCGATACAGATCGCCGCGCCCGCCGCCGTCATGAAGTTTTTGAGCGGCCGGCACGCGCCGAAAGCGCCGATCCGAAGCGTCCCGCCTGAGAACAGCGGCTTGTTCGTGCGCGTCGAGGCGTCGAGCGCGTAAAGGTTCGGCAGATGAAGCGCGGGCGTCGAGTAGGCTTCTTCGAGCCAATCGACGAACTGCTGATCGTTGCCCGAGACGCGGAAGTTGAGCAGCTCCTTCTGGAGATGCACATACTTGCCGAGCAGTTCGACGCCGTGCGCGTCCGCCTGCAGGAACCCGACGTTCGAGTGGATGTTGACCGCGAACT